CGCAGCACGCGCGCACGATGGCCTCGTGACGACGCAGCACGCGCTCCGCAGACACGAACGCCGCCGCGCCCTTGTTGATGTGCGCCTGGGCCTCGGCAACGCAAACCGCGCGCCGGTCGAGGGGTAGTGCTTCCACCCACGTCGAGTCGTCGGGAATGACCAAGCACGCCGGGTCGCGCGTCTCGATGTACCGTCGCAGCGCCTCGACCTCGTTGGCCGCTTGGATGCTCGGGTCGCAGATGAGGACGAACCGCGCCGCAACCGCCGTGTTGGTGAGGACGACGAGGCCCATTAGGAGCAGAACGCGAGCAGGAAGTAGGCGCCATTCGCCGCCGTTGGCGTACCACTCGTGCCGGTGTAGGGGCTCGACGCCGCCTGAATCGTGCAGGTCGAGAAGCTGCGCTCGTCCTCGATGGTGTCGCCGGGAAGCTCTGAGACGAACCCGGCCGGGATGATGAGGCACGCGCCCGCGAGTTCGCCGCCCTCGATGGGGAACACCCACGTGTTGGTCTCGCCCAGGCGAATCATGTCGCGCAGCGTCGCGCGGACAAAGTCCGAGAACGTCAGCGAGACCGACACCTGCGCGCTCGTGACCTCGTGGTCTGCCGCGCCGATGATGCTCGTGGTGGCCGAGCCGACCGGGTCGAGGCCCACCGTGATGGTCGCCGACATGTCCCGCAGCGTGGCCACGGTCCGCGCGCCGGTGCTCGCAGGCGCGTAGATGGCCTGACCCCACCGCTTGAGCGCGACGCCGTTGCCCATGTTGGCAGGCGCAGCGAGCGCCGCACCGTAGGCCGTCACGCTCTTGAACGCAGGGTTTAGAGTGAAGCTCATCTCAAGCGTGCGACGGTCGTCACCAGCGAACGCGAGCCCGATCTGGTTCGCACGGCAGCCGGTGCTCATCACCTCGCGAGCGCGGTCACGGTAGCGCACCGCCAGCGACGTCGCGCCGAGCGCCCCGATCTTCGGGTAGGCGACGCTGCAGAGCTTCACGCTGTCGCTGATGGCCGGGACCGTCGAGAACGCAGGCCGCACCGTGGCTTGGTTCGTGCCGCCGTTCACCACCGTGACGATGGCGTATTCGGTGAGGCGCGCCGCGTTCACCCACGCGACCACGTCGCCGGGGTTGAGCAGCGCGATGTCGCCACCGGACACCTCAAAGACCGTCGTGCTCACCGCCGTGGTTACCGTGACAGCCGAGCCGCCGCTCTTGGCCACGACGCCCAGCGACGACGCGAGCAGGTCATGCAGGCGCGTCGATGCGAAGTTGACACCCTGCGCCGACTCGCCCTTGAACGTCAGGTCGAAGTCGCCCAGCTCGCGAATCGCAGGCTCACCGCTCGACAGGTAGGGCGCCTCTGGCTCGGGCACCTGACCCGCGCCGCTCGTCGAGACGGCAGGCTCAGAGTAGAGCGGGATGGTCGCCGTGGTGGCCTCGTTGCTTGAGGACGCCCGCGTGGGCTTCACGGCGTTGAAGGTCAGCGCGCTCGTGTCGACGAGCGCATGGTCGGCCGCATCGGGGCTGCCGAAGGTGGACTCAACCGCGATTGCGACCGACTGGCCGCCGAGACGTCCTGCGCTCATACGCTCACCCTCACTGTGGCTCGGACGCGCAGCACGCGCCCCGTGACTCTGTCCGTGTCGCCGATATCCTCAACCTGAGTGTCGGGGAATACTGCGACGTCATTGGCTTGTGATGCCCATACCGACTGCGGCCGGATGGTGCTGATGATGTTGACTGCGTCCTCGACCGCTGCCCGGTGCGCCGAGCCCGCGAAGTCGGCCTCACGATAGAGCACCGTGATGAGCACCGAGTAAGACGCCTCGTCGATGGGGTCGCCGCTCACGAGGCCGGTGTCGATGGGCGCGCCCTCTTGGATGTAGAGCGCGCGACTCGGGACTCGGTCGGACTCCTGCAGCAGTTCACCCTCGCTGGCAAAGTCGACCAGCGAGAACGCGAGCCCAGGCGCAGTCGTGGGCACGATGCCGAGGATGGCGCCGTTGAGCGCGTCGAGTAGTCCGTAGAGGCTCACTGCTTACCTGCCACTGCGCGATTGATGCAGGCGCTGATAATCTCGGGCAGCGCTGCGACGAGGTCCGCATTGTTGCGAGGGCTGATGCCCCACCAGTTGCGCTTGAGATGCGTCGCGCCAGCGTAGGCCACGGCCGCGCCTCGAGGTGTGATGGTCACGCCGGTCTTGCTGATGGCCTGCACGCCGATACTGCGCGAGAGTTGCCCCGATAGGATGAGGTCGACCTCGACGCTGCGGTCGTTCAGCCCCTTGCGGCTCTCGGCCTTGTACTGCTTGTAGCCGTCCTCATAAAAGCGGCCCACGACGCGCCCCTTGTTCGGGCCTCGCCTGCCCTTCCAAGGCGTGCCGCCCTTGGGCTTCAAGCGCCGCGCCGTCTCGCTGTTGCGATAGATGACGACCGGCTTGGTGCTGTACGCCTTCATGCCGTTGTCATGGACGTCCAAGCCCTCGAAGAACGTGCGCTGCACGAGCGACGTGCGCAGCACCTCCGCCACGTCACGCATGGCCTTGAGGTCCCAGACGAAGCTGGGCCAAGTCGCGCCGAAGTCGTGAGTGGCCTCGATGCTCATCGCTGGTCCGTGACCCGCGCCAGCTCGATGGTCGCCGGGGGCGCAGGGTCGACAGGGAACGAGACGATGGCCGCATTGGTCAACGTCGAGCCGACCTGCCGCGCGAGCTGCTGCGACGCAGCCACGTCAATCTCTGCGGGCTCGACCTCGCCGTTGAGGTTCAAGTCTTGCCAGTCGACGAGCGACAAGACGTTGTCGAGCTCGGCCGCAGCGCGCTCACGGTAGTACGTGGCAAGCGCCGTGCGGTCCTGCCCGCCCATGCTCGTGCCATCGAGGATGACAGCCGCTGCGAGATAGGCATGCGTGCGGGCGAACTGTCGACCTGGTAGCACGTCCTCGTGGCGCGGGGCGATGCGCCGCTTGATGTGGCCGATGAGTTCGTCGAGCGCTGCATCGCGCTGGAGCTTCCAGCTACCTTGACCAGCGGGCCGCGCTCGCAGGTCGGGCACGTAGCCGAGCAGCTCGGCATCGCTGAGCCGAGTCGCAAACTCCATCGCGACGACGTGCAGGACGTCCCTGTCTCTGTCGTAGGCGAGGGGTTCAGCGTTGAACGCATCGACTGTCTCGTAGTCGATGGTCCACCGGATGTTGCGCACAGGCGTGGCGCCGATGTGCGCGCTTGAGATGCCCGCCTGACGCTGCAGCCAGTGCAGGTTTGCCGGGTTGACGCCGAACGCGACCGGATGCGGCACCGGCTCGGCAAGCTCAAGCGTGCCCTCGATGCCATCATCCGTGACCACGCGCACGACGCGCAGCGAGGCACCGACGAGGCCTATGGACTGCAGCACGACGGCCGCGGGTTGGTCGCCGCTGATGGCCGTGGTGGGCGAACCTGACAGACCCCACGTCACGGTCAACGTGCGCCGGTCCGTGCTGATGGCTGTGACCTGGTCAACTTGCCGCGACTGCGTGAGGCTGTACGACTGCACACCCGCTGGCCAGTCGATGGTCAACGTAGGGTTAGCGACGAGCACGCCGTCTGGATTGGTCCAGTGCCACACATGGCCGAGGCCGGTCAGGAGTTTGCGTGCGGTCATGGCGCAGAGCCTACCACACTGAGGCCCCTACGTCACCCGGTCGCCGCGTTGTTGGCCGTGCGCACGGTCGATGCGTCGGCTTCCTTGTAGCCCCATCGCTTGGCCGTCGCCAAGGGCACAGCAAGCCACGAGTGTCGGCAGTTGTACCCGCCGCCCGACTCAAGCGGATGAGGCAGGCCGGTCTGCCCGTTGTCGAGACCGCGCACCAACTCAGGCGAGAACCAGAAGCCTACGCACGCCTCGCAGAATGGCCGCGTGAGGCCATCGTCAGGGCCGCCATACGCGAAGCCCACAGGCACGCCGGACTCGTCCGCGTAGGCGTTGCTGATGGCGCGCGCGTAGACCGCCGTCTGCGTCCGTGCCTCGGTGGCTGCCTGCCCCAGAGAGACCTGCAGCCGCTCGGCCAGACGCTGCGAAAGCTCGGTGATGCTTTCGAGCCGGTAACCCTCGCGCATGAGCGGGACGAGGTCCGTTGCCGTGGTCAAGTTCGCCGCTCGAAACGCATCGTTGGCGTCGCGCCTAGCTGCGTCGATGACCGCCGTCAATGCCTCGATGTCGACCACGTTGTCCGGGTCGAGGCCTACGCTGCGCAGGTAGTCAGGGGTCGCGCGCTCGATGTCGTCGAGCCCGTCGAGCCACTGGTCCTGTATCTCGCCGGTTTCCTCGGCTACTGCCGCCGCGACTTGGTCGAGCTGCACCGCGAGCAGGCCGGTGCGCCAATCGCCGCCGCCCGCCTCCGTGGCCAGCTCGAGGAGCCGGTCACGTAGCGTGTCACGCAGGCCGACCAGCTCCGCGCCGATGCGGTCACCGAGTCGCGTTAGGTCCGCATCTCGACGACGCAGAGCCGCACGGATGTCGGCCGGGATTGCCACTCAGCCCTTGCGCTTACGCGACACAAGGACCTTGGGCGCAGATAAAGGGACGGCGGGCGCTTCAATGACAGGCGCTCCGTCGTCCATGATGGCCGCGATGACCGCCTCGACCTCGGGAGGTGAGCGGTAATCGAGCAGCACAGCGTCCGAGCCCAGCAACGACGACGCAGCAAGCCACTGCTCGCGGGTCATGTCCACCTCAGCGGGGGCATTGTAGTACCCCATCTTAGGCAGCGGTCGCAGGAGTCGGACGCGCGCGCGCATCAGCTGACGACCGCCGTGACGAGGTAGCCGAGGTTGGCGTCGAGCACGACCTCGTCGCTGTAGACCTCGCCGGCCACGATGGAGCCGACCGCCTGCGGGGGCGCCGTCAGGTACTCGCGGACCGAGATGGGCAGCGCGAGGCCGTCCATGCTCAGACCCTGACCTGACAGGCCGTCCTCGACGAGCAGCAGGGCCGCGACCGCGCGCGCCATGATGTCGCCCGAGGCGTTCGCGATGGTGTCCGCGTTCTCGAGGCAGCCCATCCAAATCGACTTGCCCCAGAGGTAGGACGAGGCGAACGTCGTGGCGTCGGCCGAGGACTGACGACGAGCGCCGCCGATGAGCAGCTTGAGGCCGAGCTCACCCGCGACCAGCTCCTTGAGATACGCGTCGGTCGCGACCTGACGGAGCGCAGCAGCCGCACCGCTCGTGACGACTCGGATGCCCGAGGCAGCCATCGAACGCTGGAAGGCGTCAGCGACCTCACGGCCGATGATGAGCGTGTCGGGGTCGCGGCCGTAGGACTGCGCGCGCACGATGCTCTTGAGGATGGCGAGATCCTGCATCGGGGTCGCCGTGACGATGGTGTCCCACTGCGAGCCAGCGCCGGGCACCGCAGCGAGGGCCGCGTCGGGCCAGTTCGCCGTGCTGAAGAACAGCGACGAGGTCCGCGCCTCCATGTCGAGGGCCAGCTTGCGGCCGATGGCGCCAGCCTCGCGCTCGGTGAGCGACGTGGGGAACTGCGAGCGCTCGGAGAGCTTCTGCGGGACCACGTCGCTCGCGAGCTTGTACTCCTCACAGCTGTACGTGACCGTCGTCGGAGCGCCGAGCGCCCGGCGGGGGTAGTCCGCGCCGAGAGCCGTCGCGACGACCTGCGGGCTGCCCATGTAGCCGCTGGAGTTCTCGACGAAGATGGTGCCCTTCGAGGCGGTCGGCACGACCGGCTGAATGGGCAGGAAGGGGAAGACCAGCCCCTGCAGGGACTGCGCGGCGCCGATGGCCGCACCCGAGAGAATCGGGGAGACCGGGGCGAGTTGGCTCTGATTGGCTGCGCTCATGGCTGCTTACCTCAGGGGAAGATGGAGTGTTGGAGGTTGACTTCGCAGACGACACCGTCCGCGGTCGCGCCCGTGCTGGTCGCGCCGCTGAGGATGACGCCGAGGATGCGGTCGCCCGAGGCAGCCGCAACGAGCTTGCCCGCCGCGTCGGCCGTGACGAACTGCCCAGGGTTGATGACGCCGCTCGCGATGGCGAACGGGCAGTTGCCCAGGACCTGCACGTCGACGATGTCACCCGCGACGCCGCTCGTGAGAGCGATGCCGACGAGGTAATCGCCGCCGCTGGTGGCCTGCGCCCCAGCCGCGATGCCGCCGCTGAGGCCATCGGCCTTGACGACCTGACCGCGCGTCACGGTGCCCGTGAGGCGGTACGACTTGATGCTCCCGAGACCATTCACGCTGGCCATTGTCAAACTCCTCGCCCGGCGCGGACTCGCGCGAGCATGTCATTAGCGCGCCGAACCTCGGCAACGCGGGGGTCTTCATTCACGGCATCGGCAGCAGCGCCACCATGCCCAACCGGGGCCGCGACCGCGACGATGGGCGACAGGTCAGCGAGCATGCCCGCGACCTCGTCGATGCCCATGCGCATCGCCCGCTCCACCCACTCGCCGCGCTTGGCCTGCGGGATGCGCCCGCCGACCACGTGCGTCTCGACCATCGCCACCGCATCACGCCGCAGGAGTTCGTCCTGCGCCTTGTGCGCGGCATCCTGAATCGCCTGCAGCTGCTCACGCGCAGCCTGCAGTTCAGCCTGCAGACGCTCGACCTCGCCGAGCGCCGCGTTGTCGACGGCCTGCGCCGTCGTGTTCACATCGCCCATCGGGGCCTCCCTGTCGCCGTCTGAGGTAGACGCGGAGGCCGTGACGGTCCGGACACGCCGCTGGTAGTCGAGGGGCATGCTGCCCCCGAGAAACATCCAATCGTCTGCATTGGTCGCGATGCGGTCAGCCAGACCACGCGCCACGGCCTCGTCGGCCGCGTAGACCGAGCCATCACCGAGGGACTCGACAGCCACGCCACGGTCAGCCGCAATCTCGCTGAGCATGATGCTTGCGAGCTGGTCGACCCGACGCTGAAGGGCTGCGATGTAGTCGCTGTCGTTCGTCGATGCACGCTTGCGCGGGGTCTGCGAACTGACAACCTCGACCGTGCTGCCTTCCTCGCCATCGCGAGCGAGAGTTACGACCACGCCCACTGAGCCCGCCTGAGCGAGAGGCGAGAGCACGACCTCGTCAGCCGCAGCGGCAAGCCAGAGTGCAGCGCTGGCAGCCATGCCCGAGACGTAAGCGAGGACGTAGATGCCCTGCTCCTGCGCCCGAGCGATAGCGCGCCTGGTCTCGCGCACGCCCGCCACGTAGCCGCCAGGGCTGTCGACGTGCATCACCATAACCTTTTCGCCCTGCAGCTGCGCGCGCTTCAAGTCGAGCCGCATGCTGTAGTAGTCGATGGGGTAGAGCGGGCCGTCCACGTGCATGGTGCCGAGCGCGCCCTCAAAGTACCGCTTGGGCTTGCCCGCAGCGATGGCCGCGAGGTGCGAGGGCTCGACAGCCAGCGCAGACACGCCGGGGCTAGGCACGCTGCCTTCCTCCTGCGCACGTCGCACGAGGTAGAGTTGCTGCATCTCCTCAACCCACTCCTCACCAGCGTCGCCGCCCCACAGGAGCCACGCGACATAGCCGGGAGACTCTTGGCCCTCGACGTCGTCGACGCCTTCCTCCCAATCGGCCTCGTGACGAGCGAACCACGCGGGCGCCTCGCTGGTCACCCACTGCTCGCTCTGAGGCTCACCGTTGGCGATGCTGTTGGCGCGCCGGATGGTCTCGGGCTTGATGCCGTCGCCGCTCTTGCCGGCCTCGTGCAGAGCCACGCCCTTGAGCGCCTCGCGCTGCACGGCCTCGGGAGGCGTGAGTTCCTCAGTGGACAGCAGCGGCATCAGATGCCTCCGGGAAGCGTAGAAGGTGTATTCGTCGGCCGCACGGTGCGCCCGAGGCGCTCACGCTCAGACCGGACCTCAGCCGCCCGCGTGGGTGCAGGCAGCTCGAGCGCGGACCGAATCGCCCGCTCGTCCTCGGCCGTGGGAGTGAGCACGCCGGCGGAGAGCAGCGACACGACGTCGCCGACCTTCTCGACCCACAGGCTCGACCTGATGCCCGAGTACGTGAGGCGCGGGAGCTGGTCGAGCGGCATGGGGCCGATGTTCGCATTGACGATGGCGCGCACGTAGGAGCTAAGCCCCTCGGCCAGCCATTGGCACAAGTCGCCGGCCATCTGCGCCGCGAGCTCCGCGTGAACCTGCGCCGTGGCGTATGCACCCGAGGAGCCAGCACCACCCATCGCGAGGAACTGCACATAGAACGCCTGCAGGATCTCGCGCTCGATGTCGCTGACCACCGAGTTGATGGGGTACGCGCCACCGCTCGCCGACGTCGACTCAAAGGAGAGCGACGCCCACGAGGGCAGGACGAGCGCAGATTCCTCGTGCGAGGTGTACCGACGCAGCACGCGCAGCAGCTCGTCGCGCGCAGCCTCGTACTCTTGCTGCGAGGGAGCCGTGCCACGCTGACGGGCCAAGGCGTCCTCGTCGATGGTGACGGTAGGAACCGGCACCGCGTACCGCTGGACCAAGACGTTGCGCAGGTTGGTCGCGCGTCGGTAGTCCGAGGCCAGGGGCTCGACCTGACGCAGCAGGCCCACGCCCTCGACGCCTTCAGACAGCGACGGCCAGACGAGATGCACGAGGCGCTCGTAGGGGATACGCACCGAGCCGACGCTGGACAGGCCGTAAGGCTCGCGCTGCCACTGGTCGACAGCGACGATGCGCCGCCCCTCGTAGACCCACTGACGCACGCTCGATTGGTCGCGCGGCTCAAGGTCGATGTACGTGGTGCCCTCGTAGGGATAGGCCACCATCTCGGCCAAGGCGAAGCCGTAGAGCGCGCCGGTCAGGAGCTGACGCATCCGCGTCTCCCACGACGGCAGGCTAAGCACTCGACCGTCCCACTCGATGACCGGGGAGGCGTACCCACCGAGACCGAGCGTGCGCCGGACAACCTCGGCCGCAGCCTCAGACGTGGGCGAGTCGGGCGCCGCTGCGACATCCCACGTGGCCTGCGTCGCCAGCCCGAGCAGCGCCTGAGCGCCGACTGCGCAGGGAGCGCAGCGCATCGCCACACGGTACGCAGCGATGCGCGGGGCCAGCTGAACGAGGCGCAGGTTGGTCTCGCCGTCATTGACCGGCAACGACTGCACGCCCACGCCCTTGCCGTCGACGGCCTCGGGAGCGGTGTACTTGTTGACCTGTACGGAGAGTGCCATGAGCGGCACCCTAGCACAGCGCGTTAGAAAACGCACGCCCCCGCCAAGACACGCACGGTCAGTGCTCAAGGCGCCCAGCGGGACCGTCTACCGATGGTCGGGCCGGGACTCCGCGAGCCTTGGCTTGGCGGGGGAGACTCTCAGATGATGCTGTACAGGCCGCCGTGGCAGGCGATGAGGACGATCTTCACGAAGATGGCAGTCACAGGGAACCTCCGCAGCTATGGGCGATGAACTTGGCGAGGATGATGAGCGACGTGAACGAGACCATTCGACCCTCCTAGATTGGCCGGGGGCAAGGCCTAGACTCAGCACATGCGCCGCGAGACCATCCCACGACACACGCTTGACTCGCCAGCTAGGGCCGCCCCCACGCCAAAGCTATCACGCTCCTCGAGCGCGTCAAGCTCAGCGCACGTCCATCGGGTCGAGCTCGACACGTCGACGCTCAGGAGCTGCAGGCGCAGCCTCCCGCCGCGTCGGGTCTGGCAGATACCACAGCACCTCGCGCACGGCGTACCGCAGCGTGTCGGCGTGGTGGTCGTGCGTGCCGTCCTTGGCAGGTCGACCAGGTGCGCGGTCGTCCCAGCGATAGCCGGTCATGGCCTTGGCGAGTGTGCGTTTGCTGGCAGGCGCTCGGATGCCCGCGTCAAAAAGCGCACGGTCAACCGTCAATGCGCCGCGCTCAAGGGCGAGGTTTACCCGCGTACAACCGCTGACGATGTCCCGCCGCTCGGGGTCGCGCTCGATGCGGGGCATGATGCCCAACCCCTTCGGAGGCGACAACGCCACGAGGTCGAGGTCTGCGACGCCGGTCTGCGCCGAGCGCGCGCCGCCTGCAGGGTCGGCCACGACGGCGTCGAGCGGGATGCGCTGGCTGCCCGGCTGCCACAGTCGCCGAGGCGTGCACTCGATGGAGAGGCGCGCCAAGAAGTCGGGCAACGTCTCGTCGTCGGGCGCCCACTCTCGGGTCACGTGCCATCGACCGCGCGTGAGCTCGACGAGCAGGAGCGCGCACGGATGCCTCAGACCGAAGTCCATGGCCAGCATCGTGCGCATGTAGCTGTAGTCGACCAGCTCCTGCGTCACGCACTTCTCAGGCGCCCACGCATGGAAGACCGACCCAACCGGTGGCAACGGTCTGTTCTCGACCAGCGCCGCGAAGTCACGGTCGCTCAGCGTCTCACGCATGCGCTCAAGCCATCCTGCCCCGAGGTGCTGCGCGTTCTCCGACGATTGCGGTAGGTAAGCCTCGCCGCCTATCTCCCGCGTTCGTTCTACCCACCACGCAGGCTCGACCGGGATGCCACAGGTGACGACGACGGGCCGCTGCATCTGGCCGCGCTGGTCGGCCGCAGGTACACGAGCACGCGACCGGGCCACGTCGAGCACGTCGGGCCGCAGTACCTGGCACTCGTCCACGAGGACGGCGTGCGCGTTCAGACCCTCGATAGGTGATGAGCCGGGGCCAGAGTTCGCCGGGGTGTCGAGATGCGCGAGCAAAAGCCGCGACCCTGACGCCCAGACGAACGCCTGCTCGGACGCCGCGTAGGTTACCGCCGAGCCCGCGAGCAGGCCATGCAGATGCGGTAAATGCACGTCACGCAGACGCCTGAACGTGTCCATGCCGACGACCACCAGCGCGCCGGGGCGAGTCTCGCAAAGTAGGATGGCGAGAGCACAGAGCGCGAGTGACTTGCCCGAGCCCAAGCCACCACGGACCGCCGCTGCGTCTGATGGCCACTCACCGCTCAGGCCCGCGCGCAGGAACTCCGACTGCCACGGCAGCGGGTCAAGCTCGCTGATGCGAGGCATGATGCACGCAGAGATGCAGGGTACTGTTGCCCGGCACCGTCTCGACCGAGTGCGCGCTGCAGACCTCTAGCCCGCAGCGGCCCTGCGCGTCGTCATGGTCGCAGACGTACCGCGCGTGCTCGTGGCAGTCGGGCAGCTCGCAGGGTCGGCCGGGATACCAGCCGAAGCGCGTCTCACCCAGCCCACCGTGCCATGACAGCAGGACGCTCACGCGTTGCCGACCTTCTCGGGCTTGGCGCTGACGAGCTTCTGCAACAACGGCGCGACCTCGGCGCCCTGGTGAACGTGCGTCGTGACCTGCACCTCGGGCTTCTGCGGGAAGTGCTCGGGGTCGTAGCGCTCGAGGAGCCACGCCGAGGCGCGCCAATCATCGGCGCCAGCCTGAGCGATGTTTTGGACCAACGCTGCCCTAGATCGTACGCGCGCGCGTGCCCATCGGTCCGCGAACTTCGCGAACTGCCCACCTTGCGACGCCTTGTTCTGCCAGCTCAGGACCGTGCCCTCACTGACTCCGCACTCGATGCAGGCGTATTTACCGACGCCCAACCGCTCCAGCGCATCGCAGAGCTTCTCGATGATTTCATCCGTGCAGGTCGTCGGACGCCCGCCGGGGTTCTTGCCCTCGGCCTTCTTGCCCCTCGGCATGTCACGCCACCCCTAGCAGCGCCTCGCGAGCCGTAGCCCGTAGCCGCTGCATCGTCGCCTGTCGCATCGCTGCCCCCAACTCGGGGACGACAGGTGCTCCGTACACCTGCCCGCTTACCTGCCACCGACCCAGCATGACAGCAGCGACGCCTCGACGTCTAGCCGCCATGAGCACGTGGTCGTGGTGCATCTGCTCGGGGCCTTGCTCCACTTCGCCGTCGCCGATGTCCTCGGCCACGAACACAAGGTCGGGCGGGGGTAAGTCGTCGAGCTGCCGCAGCGCGTCGATGACGCGAGAGTGGACCGTGGTTGTCACAGGGCCAAGCAGCGCCGCCGCCTGCCTCAGTAGGTCACGACAGGCGTGCGTCTCGGCGTAGATGAGAACGTGCATCAGGTGTCTCCGTCCTGCACCGGCTGCCCGGACAGCCGCGAAATCTCGACCCGTTGGAGGATATCACGCTTCTGGCCGACGAGCTTCTCGGTGAGAGTCTTCGCACTGACCTTGCCGTCGTCGAGCGCCTGCACCCGCGTCTGCAGGGTCGTCACGTCAGCCTGCAGCCGGTCGACGTGGGCGCGGGTTTGCGCTGCATGGGCTGCGACGCGCCACAGCACGCCACCCATGGTGACGCCGAGGCCGGTGAGAGCGATGGCCGTGGTGACCTCCATGTCACTTCCTCTCGCGTAGCGTGCGCTCAGTCTCGCGCATCTTGGCCGCGTCGATGGCCTCTTGAGCGCGCGCCCTCTCCGACTCGTCGTCAGACGCGACGAGCCACGCTTGCGCCGCAGCAGCGAGGGAGACTGAGAGCACGACCGCGCCTGCTCGAGCAGAGAGCGCCTGGCACTCGTCCTCGGTGGAGTCGGGGCACTGAGCCGCGACCGTGGCCGCGCCGGTGCCGAGCGTCACGAGGCCGATGGCGATTGCCCGCTCGACGGGCGAGGGACGCACGCGTGGTTGCCCCCCGCAGCCGACGAGAAGGGCGGCTGCGAGGAGTGCCGCCTTCATGCTGCGGGAGGTGTCGGCGGGGTCGTGGGTGGGTGCTGCTCACGGTCAGCCATCGACCGACCGGCCAGCACGCCGATGATGCCCGCAATCTGCGCAATCGCGCCGTCCGTCGAGCCCTCGCCGTGCATCGCAAGGATGGTGATGGCGACGATGCCGACCACGCCCGCGATGAGCGTGCGATACCCTCGCATGCTTACCGCCCTCACGGCGTCGACTCAGGCGCAGCGAGCTTGGGCACCTCGGCATCGGGGGCCGCGGTCGGAGGAACCGACGCAGGAGCCGACGCAGGCGCGGGCGCGTCCGTGCGCTCGCAGGTCGTGGTCACGCGAGCACCCGCCACGAGCACCGTGGCCGAGATGCCGACGAGCGGCAGGCCGTGCGCCTCGGGCAGATCGACCGAGATGGAGCCGACCGGGGTAACACACTCCCACGGACGCATGCCCGAGCTCGACGACGGGACCGACGAGGGAGCCGGTACGGGAGGCAGATGAGCGCCCGAACACGCCCCGAGAAACAGAGCCGAGAAGCAAAGACGCGAGGTCATGGTGCTGCGTCCGGCAGGGTGACGTCGAGCGTCGGATGGACCTCGACAGAGGTGATGTTGCTGTCGCGCCAGAAGTAGCGCGCGCGCGCGTCCACGTCCTCGATGGACCACCCAGCAAAGAGCCGGATGTACTGCGCGCCGT